GAGGTGCCGGCCGCGGTCGGGGCGTCGACCGTGATCTTGACGTTGTCGCTGAGATAGCCGGTGACTTCCATGATGCAGGTCTCGTTTCAGAAAAAGGAATGAGCAGGCGACGCCGCGCCGGCGTCGCCGTCCACGGCCCCCGAGGCCTTACGTCGCGCTGTTCTGCAGCGTCTTGATCGGGCCCTGGCCCGCGTCGACCAGTCCGCCGTCCGCGCGCATGAAGGCCATGAAGCCGACCTGGCCGGCCTCGGCGTACAACTCGTTGAGGCGCACTAACTGGATGCCCTGCACCTCGCGGATGTAGTAGTTGGAGAAGTCACCGAAGGCGGTGTGCTTCGCGCTGGCGGCCATCTGCGCCATGTCGTTGTTGATGACCGTCGGGTAGCCCTTCAGCCGATCGGGCGCGCCCTCGGTGCCGCCGGGGCGCCAGATGTACTGGCCGTCGCCGTCCTTCAGGAGCTCATAGGCCTGCGCGGTCAGGTCGTGCATCATGAATTTGCAGGCCGGTCCGCGGTACGCGACGTCGACCGAATGAATCAGCCGGATGACGTCATCAAACGGCACGGACGCGGCGTTGCCGACGGCCGACTGCCGACCGACCGCGGCGGCGGGCACGACGCCTTGCGGCTGCGAGCTGCCGGTGCCGGTCGTGAAGTGCGTGTTCTGAATGCGCCCGAGCCGCATCCCGAGTTTGCGGCCGAGGTACGACTCGATGTCGAACGAGCTGTCGCTCAGCAGCTGCCACGAGACCTTGACGATCTTCGAGCTGTAGAGATACGCGTGCAGGACCCGCTGGCCGAGCGCGACGTTCGTGGCACCGGCCTGGCTGCCTTCCTCCCCGACGATCACGCCGGTGTTCGCCGTGTCGTCGTCGGTCGTCATCGGCAAGTCCGCACCGGTCTGCGTGTTGATCACCGTGCACCCGGCCGACCGCATGCCGCCGAAGAACTTCAGCGCCTCGACGACCTTGCCGTACATCGACGTGTCGGGCGCGACCGCGAAGCCACCGGTGGCGCCGCTGATCGTCGACTGCGCGCGATCCTCGCCTTCGAACCGGACGTAGCCGGATCGGAGCGCGAGCGTCTCCTCGGGCGTCATCATGCCGAAGCCGTTGCGGATGTAGCTCCGCAGCGCCGCGTTGTAGGCGGTGCCGTGTTCGGCCTCGTCTGGCTTCTTCCCTTTCGGGGTTTCGCGCTGCGACTCGGGAATCAGGCCCCGCTCTTCGACCTCGATTTCCTCGGCGTTGCGGATCGTCAACGCGATCTGGCGCGCGTCCGCGAGCATCGCAGTCTGCGAGACAACTTCTTCAGGGGACAGGCCGCGCTTTTCGCTGTCGGCCTTGTCGAGGACGGCGCGCGCCTCGGCGATCAACCGGGCCCGGCGCTCACGGAGGTCTTTCAGATTCATCGTTCGAAGCTCCGGGGGCTCTACAGAGAAAGAGCCCCGATTGCGCGTTCAGGGCCTTCGCGCAGGGGGCCTCACAGTGAGCCTCGAGGGCTTCGAATCGTCGTGCGGCGGTCGGCGGGCGCCTATCTCATGGACGATCAGTCTACTCCACTTTCCCGCGCGATGGCGGGTCGTCCGGCCGGCCCATCAGGTAGTTCATCGTCTTGCAGTCGCCGCACTTGATCTCGATCACGCATTCCGGCCGGAGCGCATTCCGGGTGTTCTTGCACAAGAGCCGCATGCAGCAGCGGCAGCGCGTCGATTCCCACGTGGTCTCGGCGACGGACGCGCCGATCGCTGGCGCCTCGGTCATGTCGATAGCGCTGCGGCTGGCCATCTCAGGCGGACTCCGCCCAGCCGTTCAAGTGCCGCCAGCGAAACAACACGTCTTCGAGGTTGACCGCACAATCCCGCAGTAACTCGTCAGACAGAGAGACAACACGAGGGGCGTGAGTCGTCAGGTCGACCGAGGCGTACGAGACCGACGGCTGAATTCCCACGACCGCCGCCGCGAGCCCGGCGCCGACGAGGAAACAGAACGATCGCCGCGTCATGTCGCGCTGCGCCTGCTGACACAGCCGATCGGCCGCGTGCGCGACGCCGCACCACGGACATTCGGGTGTCATAGCGCCTCGGTATCCAAGAGCTCGAGCGTGTGCCGCATCCGCTCGCGCGCGTTGACGTCGGTGTGATCGACCTTCGCCGGCGCCGCGGCCGCGGCCGCCGCGTTGCGCGCCTCGGCGCTCGTCTCGTCGTACGCCGGGAAGGTGACCGGCCCGACGTCGAGCAGCTCTTCGAATTCATGGATGGTCCGCAGCGGCAGCTCGGCGGCCGTCGTCGGGCGGGTCCATTCGTCCCGCTTCACGCGGAACCCGAACGAGCTGCCGGTCACGTCGCCCCGCTCGAGCGCTTCGACCACGTCCGCGCGCGACTGCGGCGGCGTGACGGCGTAGAGTAGGCCGGTGGCGTCTTCGCTGAGCGTCAACGTCCCGGAGGAGGTCCGGCCGAGCACGTAGTTCGGATCGTGGTTGTAGAGGGACCGGACGTCCGACCGGAGCAGCCCCGCAAACGCGCCCGGCATGATGCGCTCGCGGAAGAAGTTCCCGATCACGGTCTCGACGTTGAACACGGCGCCGTAGCCCACGATCTGTTTCCCGCCCTCGGCGGTGCGCACCTCGAGCTTCGCCACCACCATGCGTCCTTCGCGCTTGGTCGGCGTCGACTCCTCGCGCTCCTCGCGCGCCTCGCCGCCCCAGACGGCCTTCCGCGCCTCATACGCTCCGCCCAGGTCCGCGATCCAATGTTCGGCCATCATGCTGCTCCTTCGTCGGTGACGTCAGGGGTGGCGGGCGCCACTGGCGCCGTCTTCGTCGGGTCGGCCACGGGTGTATCGGCCGGGACATAGTTCATCGGGCGCCAGTACTGATCGCCCTGGGTGCCCGCCTGCTCGTTCATGTCGACGAGCTCGCGCCACTCGTTCGCGTTGATGATCCCGTTCTGCCGCTGCACCTGCAGCGCCGTGTTCAGCGAGGCGAGATCGCCACGGCTCAAGCTCGCGACGTTGAAGAGCGCCTGGTGTGTTTCGAAGCTCTTATACGAGAGGCAATCACGGCCGATCGTCTGTTGCCAGCGGATGAACCACGGCATCATCGTCATGTTCGTGAAGCCGATGCCCATCTGCTCGACGCCGGTCCCCCACGAGGTCGTCTTCTCCATCGACTGGATCATGAAGAGCGCCACGCGCCAGATCCGCGCGCACTGCTCGATCTGAAATCCCATCAGCTGCGCGAACTGCGCATCCTCGGGCGGCATCCCGACCGATTGCCACTGCAAGCCGCCGGGGAGAATGGCGATCTTGTGCGCGTTGCCGACGCCGCGGTGCAGCTCGTTCCACTGATTCCGGATGGTCGTGATCTGGGTCTCGCTGATTTTGATCGGGTCCTTCGATTGGAGCACGCCGCCGGGCCGAGCCCCGTTCCCGAAGAGCGTCGCCAGGTAGAGCTCGAGCGCCTTCGTCGTTGCGAACGACTCGCGCAGCATAGCGATCGGCGACCGGCCGCCGTTGTAGCGCAGGTGCAGGATCGGCGACGCGACCGGATCCCAGTGGTAGACGATCGGCTCGCGCACGCCGGGCTTCCGGTAGCTGTAGACCAGCTGGTTGTTGTTCCCGCGATCGACGGTCATCCACCCGGGATGCAGCGGCCAGAGCGCTCTGATCGTCCCGGACTTGCGCCGTTCGATTTCCGCGTAGCCGTTGCCCCACAGGCACGCATGGCCGGTGAGCGTCTCGAGAAACTCCGACGCGATCATCTCCGGGTTCGCCAGATCGTGGAGCAGCGGATAGAGCGGGTGCGTCTCGTCCGGTTGTTTGTTGCCGCGCTCGAGCTTCTTGAAGACCTTGAGCGAGGTCTGCCCGACGGTCTCCGCGATGACCTTGACGCACGCGTACACGGCCGGGATCCCCTCGGCGGTCCGCTCGTTGACGGCGACGCCGGCGCTGGTCGGTGTGGACCCGAGGCTCTCGAGCAGCGTCCGACTCGGCTCCTGGAGCGTACCGGCCGACCCGGCGGTCATCCGGGACTCGAAGAACTCGAGGATCATTGCTCACCCTTCGGTGCGGATGGCGCGCGTCTCGAGGGCGGGAGGCCCGCGATGACGTTCAACGCGACGACGATCAGCCCGACAAAGATGTACCCAGCGGGCGTCGACAGTCGGAAGATCCCGTACGCCACCAGGCCCAACCCGAGCAGGATGCCCAGGTCGGCCAAGTTGACGCGGGCGACGAAGCGTGTCAGTGGCGTGAGCGTCATCAGATCACAATCAGCCCTTCGTCGAATTCGGCGAACGGATCCGCGGCGGAGATCCCCGCCAGTTTCCGCGCAATGATGCACGCGATGATGCCGTCGATGCGGCCGCGGCTCTTTTTCTTTTGCGGATAGATGTTGTCTTTGCCGTCCCGGTAGACGACCACGTTCGAGGCCTGCACCGCCATCATCGGATTGGCGCCGGTGTCGACGAGCCCGTCGAGCACATCGGCCTCGAACTCTTTCGCCGGCGCGCTCATATGCGCGAGCGTCTGCGGGATCTCGAGGACCTCGACGCCGTCCTCCTGCAGGTCCTTCTCGAGATTGCCGGCGTTCCAGGGGTCGAACCCAACTTGCTGAATCACGAACCCGAACAACTCACGCGCGTCGGCGACGGCCGCGCGGAGGACGTCCTGGTCGAGCCGATTGCCGGCGTTCGTCGTCAGGTACGGCCAGGGCGAGCCCGGGATCTGCTCCTCCGTCCACTGCTGGTACGGCACGCGGTCTCGGTGCGCCCGCTCGACGAGCGTGTCCGCCGGCGTGAAGAAGCGCACCAGGTAGCGCCAGGCGGTCCGCGTCGGCGTCGGTGGGAAGAGGAGCGCGAAGGCGGCCAGGTCAATCTTGCTGGCGAGGTCAATCGCGCCGAAGCACGAGGCGCCGCGCAGCTCCTCGACGGACCACGCGCTCTGGCCAGCGCGCCAGCCCTCGAGCGACAGCCAGGGCGCCGCGGTGTTGACCCAGAGGTTCAGGCGCTTCTGCTGATACGCCGCGGCCGCCGACGGCATATGGATCGCCTTGGTGACCAGCGACCGGAGATCGTCCGGCTTGATCGACACGCCGTAATTCGGGTTGGCCTTCCGCGCCGTCGTGTCCAGCGTCCAGTCGTCGCCGGGATCCGCGCTGGCGATAAAGCCAAAGAACGTCTCGTCGACGAGGACCTGCTCGAGCACCTTCACCGCGTAGTCGTGCTGGTCGCCGCACGGGCTGACCATGTCGTCGCCGGCGGTCGTGATCTGGAAATTCAGCGGCTGCCGGCGAGCGCCCGTCGCGGTCTCCATCACGTCCATCAACTCGCGCGTCTTCATCTGGTGCATCTCGTCGATGCAGATCAGGTGCGGGTTGAGGCCGTCGACCGGGTTGGCGCCGAGCGGCTCGAGCTTGCTGGCGGTGTCGGCGCGATTCAGATTGCGCGCCTGAATCTTGATCCGGTCCTTCAGGCCCGACGACTGCACCAGCTTCTTCGCGTCGGCGAACACCAGCATCGCCTGGCTGAGTTTTGTCGCGAGCGTGTAGCCCTCGGCGCCGGGCTCCTGGTCGTAGAAGCTGACGTAGACGGCGACGATCGCCGCTTCGAGCGACTTGCCGTTCTTGCGCGGGATCTCGTTGTAGGCGGTCCTGAATCGCCGCAGGCCGGTCTCGACGTGGACCCAGCCGAACACGGAGCCGAGCCGGAATTTTTGGTACGGCTCGAGGACGATGGGTTTGCCCGCCCATTCGCCCTTGTAGTGTTTCAGCTTGCCGGCGAAGCGGAAAAAGCGCTCCGCTCTCGAGAGGTCGAACCGGTACGGGAACGCTGGCGTCCCTTCGCGCTCGCGATCGCGGAGGTGCCGCTCGCAGGCGAGCCGGTGATACTTCCCCGCCGGAATTTCCCCGCTGGCGACGCGGTACGCGTAGCCGTCGATCGGGTTCAGGACCTCGCCGGTCATGACCCGGCGCGCGATGTCGACGACCGGACTGGTCAGGACGCTCGGCTCTGCCGCGACGAGTGCCGCAGCGGCGATCGCGGTGACGATGGGGCCCGGGCGCGGCGTGATCGTCATCAGGTGATCGCCCCGTTGGTGATGAACCCGTGCCAGCCGCACCCACCAGCGGGCTTGCCATCCTTCTCAGCGAGGCAGTTGATCGAGGGCGTCAGCGTCGGCCGGTCCTGGTCGCCGTTCCAGCCCCAGACACTGAGTTGGTCCGGCGTCGGCCGAGACACGGCCACGGGCCCGACGAGCACGCCGCAGCGTCGGCCGTTTGGGCAGACGAACATCAAGTGGGCCGTGACACCTGGATAGCCAGCGATCGTGCCAGGGTCGATAGCGAACGTCCCGACCGGCACGGTCTCCGGCCATTCGTCGCGATCGTCGCGCGTCATGACGTGGCCGACACGCGTGTCTTGGCTTCGAGTCTCGCGATCGCGTCGTGGACCGAGGTCACAGGCCGGGTTAGGCGTTCGCTTCACTTCGGCGCCTCGTCGAATTCCGCCATCGGATCCTCGGCCTTCGCCGGCGGCGGCAGCTTCACGCGCGACCGGGCGGACGACGTCATCCCGAATTCCACGAGATACGACCGGAGCGCCATGCGCTGCTGGCGCAGCTGCGTCGTGTACTTCGCCTGCAGCTGCCGCAGCAGCACGAGCGACTTGAGCGTCGACGACAGGTCGACGTCGGGGTCGGTGTCGTTGCGCGCGATCGCGGCCTGCAGCGTGGCGACGAGCGCCGTGGTCTCCCGCTGCGCCGCCTGCACGTCCTCGGTCTCCCCGAACAGGCTGGCGTACTGATAGAGCGCCGCGTCGTCGACGATCGACAGGGTCTGACTCACTTCGAGGCGCTCGACCATCCGGTCCCATTCCTCCTGCGCGTGGCTGCTCATGCCGCTCGGCATCGGGGGCCGGCCTTTCGGCGGATCCGGCGACGGGTCGCTCGGGCGATCCTTCCGGCCGGTGCCGTCGAGCGCGTGCTCGGCCGCCGATTTCCGGTTGCGTCCGCCCGAGCTCGCGGTACCGGGCATCAGGGCGTATCCGTTCGCAGGGTGGCCTTCGCCATCCGTAACGTCAGGGGCTGCCGGCGCGCGCCGGGCGCTGCCTCCAGCGCATCGATGAGATCGCGGGTCGCGTGCACGTGCGCGTCGTCGACAACGGGGTGTCGATCGACCCAGCGCTGCTGGCGCTCGAGCGCGCGGGTCAGCGCCTCGCCGGTCACGACGGTCTTGATCACGTGGCGTCCTCTCCCCCAGCCGAAGCCCAGCTGTTTTCTATCGACCAAACATCAGAAATTCATTTGCTGACGGCGCGCGAAGGGACCTCGGGACCGGTTTCCGGGCGCCCAGGTTGCAGACTTTTGACCCCGCCCCCCTGTTCGCGCCCACAGACGCCGACGGATCGCAACCAGAATCCGCCCGGGATCGACCATCGTTCAGTCCTCCGCTACACGTGGGGCCAGCGCTTCACGCCACGCTTCGACTCTTCCCGCGTCTTCGCGTCCGAGCATTCCTGACAGAGCCCTTGCTCGTTGCTCTCGTCGTCGAGTCCACCCTCCGCGAGGGGAATCACGTGGTCGCGAATGGTCGACGGTCGCCGGTGCTGTCCCTGCGCGACACGTGCGTCACAGAGGTGACCCACACACCAGGGTTGCCGAGCGAACAGCTTGATGCGCATCCGCTGCAGCTGGCGTCCACGGATGCGCGGGGTCTCCGGCCCGTTCGCCGTGCGCCAGGGCGCGGCCTGGTGCTCGGTGCAGCCGACCTTCCCGCACTTCGGATACGTGCACGGCCGCGGCGGCGCCGTCGCCATCAGCGCGCTCCGTGCGTCCGTGGCGTGTCCCGTCGGTCGGTCGAGACGCGCCGTGTGCCACGCCGGCGATCGCCGTGCGTCCCGCTCAACAGCGTCAAGAGATCGGCTTCGAGAAAGCGGATGGCGCCGCGCAGGATCCCGCGGGCCGTCGCGTCGGTCGTGGCCGCGAGGTGCCGGTCGAGGTGGCGGATCGCGTCGAACGTCGCGAGCGGATCCGGGCGAGGGAGGGGCCCAAGCTCGGGCGCGGCGGACGAGGACGCGTCGGCTTCGGTCAAGGGTTCCAGTGTCCGACCGAACGGGGTCGGCTACACACGAGCCTGTGCGTCCAGTAGCGCGCAGTCGTGTCTAGTTGTATGAGGACGTCGTTTACACTCTCAGCAGAGGCCGCACTATGGTCAGAACCGCCCGCATGGTGAGTGACCCGCCGCCATTTCCGCCGCCGCTGACGCGCCTGCTCGAGGTGTACGAGGTGGCGTACCAGCTGAAAAGCAGCCAGGAGCATGTGCGCCGCTTGATCCGCGACGGGAAGCTCCACGCGATTCGGCTGGGCACGCGGTCGTGGCGCATCGATCCCGCCGACCTGCAGACGTTCCTCGATCGCCAACGCGTGGGCGACGGGCGGGCGTAGGGGGTCCGTCGCCGCTGTCCGCGCGCGAGCTTATTTAGCTGGGGGAGCGGATCGGCTCAGGAGCGCGGGCGGCGGCCGCGGTTGTCGTGAGAACTCGGACAATCAGTGCCGTCGAGCAGCCCACAAGACGGCGACGGTGATCAGACGTGGGCGTGCTTGCGTGGCCGGCCGCCGA